CAGCCGCGGCAGCTTTTCGCTGGCCGCGTGGTGAATTGAATGGCTTCGGGCGCCAGCGGGTCACCGCCTTGGCCGAGCCAATCCTGAATGGCCACGTTGTTCATCATGCGGCCACCATCGCAACGATGCAGCCGACCTGGTGCCCGGCGCCCTGCTCCATGTGGCAGCGGGTGCAGCACGGTGCGCTCTGCTGCAGCGCGCGGCGCTCGGCCACCGGTGCGCCGAACAGCGCAGTCACCAGCGGGTCGCGACGATCGATGGCCGGATAAGCGGAACTCAAGATGACGCGGCGCTCATCGGTGGCGCGGCGTCGCGGCAGGTCCTTCGCGTCGTACGAGGCTTGATCCCCCGGCCCTGGGCCCAGCTGCCAGTCGTTGACGAAACCGCCGCGCTTGCCCTCGGCGACGCGCGAGGCGTAGATCAGGCCCAGGGTGCGCAGGTAGTCCAGCCGCGTCGAGATCTGATCCGACTTCACGTTCAGGTGCTGGGCAATTTCAGCGGTGCGGTGCAGGCCGGCGCCAATGCAGTCGAGGATGGCGTTGCGCAGTTCCACGCTGCCGCGTTTCGGGATGAAGGTGATCATTTTTCGGCCATCCCATTCAGGCGCGCCAGCAGCTCCATCATCGGGCGGATCGACACGAAGATCGCCTTCTCGATGTGGCGCACTTCGTCGCTGTCGATGCGGCCGTCGGCCAGCGCGGTGTGCACTTGCGTGCCGACCTGGCCCAGGCTGCGCCAGATGTCCGTGACCGATTCCAGCACTGCCATGTCGCTCGCAGGCTGCGATTCGATCTTCGTGCACACGAAGCCGTGCTGGCGCGCCAGTGCGTGCAGCACCTCGTAATCGGCAGTCAGCTCCATCACCCGCGATGCGTCATCCATCGTCAGCACGTTCGTCGTGCTGTTCGGGTTGGCCTTGTTGCGCAGCAGGCCAGCCGTGTAGCTCATGCGCACGGCCAGCGCCTCACAGCCGCCAGGAGCGTCGTGCACGGTCTTGTAAAAGGCGTCTTTGTAGTTCATGTGATGTTCCTGCAAACAAATGGTGCGTGGAAAGTTTTTGAGCGCGACAATGCAGCTATGGAAACTTCAATCTCACTTACGACTAGCGCGACGACGCTTGACCGCTGCGCCCGCGGGGAAGGCGTCGGGACGTACGGCCTCCAGGTACTTACGTTGCGCGCGCGGGATGCCGTTGGTAAGCCACTGGGAGACAGCGCTCGGGGTGACTTCGCAGAGCAACGCGGTCTTGGCGTTTCCGCCCAGTTGCTCGATCACGTGGCGGGCTTCGTCGGTGGAAGTGGTCATGTGCAAGATTCCAAAAGGTTAGGTTCGTGCAACAAGTATAGAACTCTAAACCAATTACAGTCAAGCACTCTAAACTGCTTAAAGTTTAGAATCCTTAACATGAAACTTCTGTCAGAACGACTCGACCACATCTATCAACTGCGGCCTGATCTTGAAGGCGAGCGCGGCCAGACGGGTCTCGTAAAAGCGTCCGGCGCGTCCAAGAGCGTAGTGAACCAATGGCTTGCAGGAAAGATCAAGTCGATCGATATCCGCTACGCGCTGAATATCGAGCAGGAGCTAGGCATATCGCACATCTGGCTAATGACGGGCGACGGTGACCCTCTTGATGCGCCGATGCGCGCCGTAAAGAACATGACGCCCGTGCGCGCTGCCGCCGGCGATGACCCGGAGTTTGTCAGGATCCCGCTTGTCAAATTGAAGCTGTCGGCTGGCATTACCGGCTTCGCTACCGAGCCTGAGCGCCGTGATGGCGGGACAATCGGCATGCGCAGCTCTTGGGTCGCTCGGCACAGGTACAACCCGGAATACCTGTACGCAATCACTGTCTGCGGCGACAGCATGGAAACGACGCTGCACGACGGCGATATCGTCGTCATCAACGTGGCGGACAAGCAGCTGGTCGACGGTTCGGTCTATGCGTTCAACTATGAGGGCGAGGCCGTCGTGAAGCGCCTCTCGCGTGATGCGGGCCAGTGGTGGCTGACCTCAGACAATTCCGACCAGCGCAAGTTCCACCGCAAGCTGTGCAACAACGGCGATTGCCTGGTGATCGGCAAGGTCGTGCGAAAGGAAAGTGACCAGATTTAGCAACATTCGGTGAGTATTTGCGGGATGGCAACTTGCTATACTCGCGAAGCGAATCGGCACGCGTAGATGCCTCCTTAAAGTCAAACGACGCATGGCATCCATTCAGTGCCCCGGCTGCAAGGCCCACATTTCGGTTCCCGGTCTGATTAACTGCCCTCGGTGCCAGACGTTCCTTAATCCGCCGTTCCTGCGCAAGCTGGCTGCAGATGGGTCCAGGGCCAATCGAGTATCGAATGGATCGCTGGGACCAAAAGAATGGCTCGGCCTTCTCGCGATCGCTGCGTTGGCCCTCATGGCCGCACTCATCGTGTACCGCATTGCAGTGCCAAGCGAGATCCAGATCCACGACCGCAAGGTTTCCGCGGCGCTCTTGGCTTGCCAGCAGCGCATCGCTGGGACGGCAGAGTACGGCGATGCTGAGACGCCGCCCTACTCTAAAAATTGGGCGAACGGCGACGAGTTTATGTTCGCATGGCCTCGCGGATCGTTCCACTTCAAGAACGCCTTCGGGGCCTCGGTGCCCATGTCAGCGAGTTGCACGGGAACTATCTCGACCGGTGAGATCCAGCACCTTACTGTGAATAGTAAGGATGTTGTCTGACATGCCGCTTATTTGCGTAATCTTGTTTTTCTTCATCTCGGGCTTCGCATCTTTCGTTGCAAATATGAAAGGCCGCAGCGGGTGGAAATTGTTTCTTAAAATGAATGCTGCAGCACTGGCCTTGGATTTTCTCACAGCGATTGCCTTCCCTGACCTTGAATATCGACGGCTCGGGGTAACGCTGGTGGTCCTTACCGGTGGCGTCTTCATGCTGGGTTTGGCCTTGTTTAGTCCAACCTCAATGCAAATCGCCTTGAGGCATGGGCAGCATGGTGCTTACAAGAGGTGCCCGCTGTGCGCAGAGCCAATTCGCAAGGAAGCTGTGAAGTGCAAGCACTGCCAAGCAGACCTCATTACGCCCATACATTCATTGTAAGCACGATGTGACAATAATTATCTTGCGTAAACCACCGGAATATCCTATATTTTGTATAGGTTCTTTTTGATGAAAAAACCACGAAAACTTACTTCCTTATCAACATCTCAGCTGCAGGCACACATCCGTGCCGCATCGGAAAATTCGATACATGTTGCATTTTCTGATCATGTCCGCAAGCGGATGCGTGAAAGAAAGATAACAATGCCATGCGTTCTAGCAACGCTCAGAAAAGGCACAATTCGGCGTCAACCTGAACCGAATACGGATCACGGCACCCTCGAGTGCCGAATGGAGTATTTCAGCACTGGTCACAACATTGGGGTCATCGTTGCCATTAGCGACGATGACCCATCGATGGTTGTCGTCACTGCAATGCATATCTAGGAGAAATCATGTATCACTTTACCGACGGAGGCCTGCGCAACGTGTGGCTGAAAAACGGCTACGTCGAGCGCAATACGCCATATGGAAAAACTGTTTCGTTTCATGACCTTGATGGCCTGGTAATGGCCATTTGCAATGCCCTGATCAAAAAGCAAGGCCGACTAACTGGTGCGGAATTCCGTTACATCCGAACGGCTCTGCTCCTGTCTCAAAAGTCGCTAGGGCAAGCTGTTGGCTATACCGAGCAAGCTGTTGCCAAGTGGGAAAAAACTGGTAAGGTTCCTAAAGCAATTGATCTGATGTTGAGGATGCTGTTCGCCCGCAAGCATCGTGGCGACAAGAACGTGTCATCCATGCTGGACATGCTGAATGAGCTGGATCGCATTAAAAGTGCCAAAATTATTGTCTCTGAGTCACGTTCAAAATGGAAGTCCGAGATTGAGCTAGAGGACGATCTCGAAGAAGCCGTTGCAGCGTAAGCTGCTGTCGTACGCATTACCAAAAGCCCCGCACAGTCGGGGCTTTTTTACGCTTATTCCCACTTGCTTTTGGATGAACAGTAGCTAATCCAGGACTGGGAGATCTTCTTCCTATGCTCACCCGCACATCGCGGGTATTTTTTCGTCGACATAGTTTAGTACTCTTGACTATGTGCAGTTTAGAACACTATACTGTGTTTGCTCTGTGAATTGTTTTTGCGGCACGGAGTTGCCACACAGCGCGGCTTGGGAAGTACTCGACCAACCATCAGTAATTCAAGGGTCCGAGTCGCGCTGTGTGGTAGCTGGCAGGAATCAAGCGTTCTGCGTCGCTTCTAGATTTACGAGGCCTGGCAGCCGCCACAACTCATAGCCCGGCCCGCGCCGGCGAACACGAAAGGAAACGGGCATGACCCAGCAATACGATCAGGACTACCTGAAGAAGGCGATCGCCGAGGAGCGCGAGATCGCGCAGCTCGACCTGCGTGTGCGCACCTCAATGCCCGGCGGCCTGGGCCTGTCGATCGACTCGAACGTCTACCTGATGACGGGGCACGTCGGCAGCGGTAGCGGCATCCGCACGAGCGAGATCCTGCCGAAGTGGCGCCGCCACCCGCGCGCTGCCGGCGCCCTGGCTATCAAGCACGCGCTGAACATCAAGCACGACCTCGAAGAATGCGCGGTCACGGTCGGCTACGGTCCGGGCCGCCGCGGCATCGTCGAGCACTACGGCGCACACCCGGACCGCCAGGCCGCGACCATGGCCGCGATCGTGCGCGCCGCCATCCAAATGCTGACCGAGAAGCGCGACGAAGCTGCTGCGCTCACCCCTACCCGCGCACCGGCCCGCCGCCGGGTTGCTGCGCGCCCGAAAACGAAATGAGGACCGCCATGAGCTACCGCATCACCGCCCGCACCAGCGCCGGCAGCACCACCTACACCGCCATCGGCGACCGTGATGCGCTGATCGATGCAGCGTATGACGACGGCGCCCTGGGCGTCACCGTGATGGCTCAGGGCTGACCATGGTCACGAAGAAGCGCACCCGCGCGCTGACCGCCGACGAGCAGAGCCTGACGCCGGCCGACCGCGCGGCCATCCGGCAATCGCGCACCAACACGCAGTCCAGCCGCTACCAGCGCGAGGTGGCGATCGAAAAAGCTCACGCCGCAGCGCGGCCACAGGAACCTACCAAATGACCATGACCGACACCACGCAAGAGTCGGCGCCGCTCGCGCCGGCCGGCGTCATCTACCAGTACCGCGCGCTGTCCTGGTGCGACCGCCGCTGGCGCGACATCGCGTCGATGGACGAGCTGAACCTGCTCAAGGGATGCCCGGACATTTACGTGGTGCGTGCGATGTCCCTCGTGCCGATCGACGACCTGCTGCGCGCGCCGGTCGCGACGGTCAGCGCGGCAGTGGCCACCATCGCCCAGGCGCGCCGCGACCGCGACGTCATCGCCGGCCAGCTGCGCCGCGCGATGGCAGCACTGGAGGGGATGCCATGAACGAGCACCGCCTGCGGGCCATCAAGTGGAAGTGCACGATCGTCGTGCTGTATTGCGCCGCGTGCGTCTGGGCGATCACCCACGGGTGGACGCTGTGACCTTCGAAGAAGCACGCATCACCTACCAGAGCGACGAGCAGATGGCGCGCGACCTGTTTCGCCAGCTGGCCGTCGCACAAGCAGCACACACGCTCGAGCAAGCACACCGCGTGCGGGCCGAAAACAAACTGGCGAATGCAGCACCGCGCCGCGCCTACCGAGATCGAGAGGAAGACTGATGGAACACGCACTCCCCCGCCGCACCGCCGGCGCGCCACGCACCTGGTCGCTGTGTATGACCAGCGAGAACCACGGCACCGTCGGCCCGGCCGGCTGCAAGTTCACCCACGCACCCGAGAAGCACGAGCGCGTGCTGGTGGTCGAGGTGCCCACCCCGGTCGGCGCGCCGAGCGACCAGGTCAATCTGAAGCTGATCACCGCACCTGTTACGGCACAAGCCAGTCACGTAGCAGCGCCGGCCGAGCAGATCGAATGGAGCCATGATCTGCAGGAACGTTTGATCACGGCCAGCCAAGACTTCGCCGAGCATGAGAGCGTCCGTCAAGTGATGGCCGAGGCCGCTTGCCTTCTCGCCGCGCTGACTGGCATCCCGGCATCTACATCAGGCGAGCGCCAGGAAGGCGGCGCGTGATGGCGATCCTCGGATTCATCTTTCTCGTGATCGTCGGCCTGGTGCTGGTCATTTATGCGATTGGTGCGGCTTTCGTCACAGTCGGTTTCGCGGGCAAGGTCGAATGGCCGCCGGTCCTGGTCTTCGGCGGCGTCGGCGTCCTTCTCCTCTGGTACGCATTCGTCAATGCGCCCTTCACCATCGTTTTCGGAGCAGCAGCATGACCACCACCCCTACCGCATCCCCTGAACTGCCGGACTCGGGCCGCCGCACGCATGAGCTGAAGACCGACCCGGCCGTGTTCGCCGCGGTGCTGGCCGGTGCAAAGACGCACGAGATCCGCCTGAACGATCGCGGCTTCCAGGTAGGCGATGAGCTTCTGCTGCGCGAAACAATGGCGACAGGCGCAGATATGCGCTCGCTGCCGCGCACCTACCCGCTGACCTACACCGGACGCACCGCAACGCGCATCGTCAGCCACATTCAGACCGGCTACGGCTTGGCAGATGGCTGGTGCATCCTGTCGTTTGCTGGCCGCGCCCAGCCAGACGGCGAAGCGTCGCAAGCCGGATGCACCGTGCCGCCGGAAGGCTGGTACTGCACTCGCGCGCCGGGGCACGACGGCCCATGTGCCGCATGGCCTATTGCCCAGCAGGCCGCAACACCCGGCGCGCGGTTGGTCATCGGCGTCGCGGCACCCGCCGGCGCAATCGTCAGCATCATGCAGCCGCACGCGGACGGCACCATCACAGCTATCTATGGGGGAACGCATCCTGCTGGCGATAGCATGGGCCGCGCCGTGGTTGCTCCAGCACCGAGCGCCCCCGGCATACCGGAAGCGCCGCAGCCGCCATTCCCGGTCAGCGACGAAGAGATGGCCGCGCTGCGCCGGTTCTGGGAATGTGCGAGCGATGGCGAGGGCTATGACGTCGAGAAGACGATGATGCAGCGCTTGGCAGAAATGGGCCTCGTGCAGCGCAAGAGCGGCGCGTACTACATGGTCACGGAGTTCGGGCTGTACGTTCTGCGCGAATACACGATTCCGCGCGCCGCCCAGCTCGACGGCGGCCAGGAAGGGAGCGCGACATGAAAATTGAACGCGGCCAGGCCACCATGCTGGCCATCATCGACGCGCCGGGCCTCGACCCGATCGACGTATTTATTGTCAACTATGCACCCGGCAAGGGTCGGATGACCATTCGCTGCTGGGATCGGGCATGGACCTGCGCGTGGTTCGCTATGCGTGGCCTGACCGTCGAACAGTTCTTCTTGGAAGCGGACGCCGATTACATCATCAGCAACTTGATGGGCGGCCTCCATGGCATGCGCAAAGACGCGAAGAAGAACGACGAGCGGTATTTACTGCGCCTCGTTGAGGCGATTCAGGCGGCGCTGCGCGGGCAAGGAGCGCCGCTGACTCAGTGCGCCGCTGGCCGTGACGGCGAGTGCGGGCACAAGGCATGCCCACAACTACGCGACAACGAGCCAGCCAAGAGCGGCCGCCACTGCCCACTGGATCAGGAAGGGAGCGAATCAAATGGCTGATACCGAACTGAACATTTCGCCGGATGAGAAGGTAGCCGGCGTGCCGCTGGCGCGCCTGCTGCGCAACCTGGACGAGACCAGCTACAACGAAGGATCGGTCGATCTCTCCTGCCGCCTCACGGATTGCAAGGCAGTGATCGAGGAACTGCTGCAGCAGCGCGCCCTTGCTTCTTGCCCTGCTGAGGTGGACGGCTCTCCGGTCAATCAGGCCTGCGCGCGCGTGCGCAGCGCCGAAGCCGAATTGAAAGCCGCTCGCAAAGCGCTGGTGGATGTAATGACGACGGCAGCCCGCACCGATGAGTAATCTGGACGCGTTCACACACACGGCGCGCCGCGATCACCTGTGCGCCTTCTGCGGCTTGACCGTGCAGAAGAACGAGCGGTACGTGCGCGCGCAGTCGCCGGGTGGCGCGCAGGCCAAGACGGCGTTTCACAGCCGCTGCTATCGCGGACTTCTACCCGGCGCCGCAGAATCGGAAAAAGGATCGAGGGGGAAATGATGGATCAAATGTTTCTCGATGATGACGAGCTGAAGAGCATGACCAAGCGCGTGCAGAGGGCCGCCCAGGCGAAGATGCTACGCTCAATGGGGATCGCGTTCAAGCACCGAGCCGACGGCACGCTGGCGGTACTGCGCGCGCACGTCGAAAAGGAATTCGGGGCCGGGAAGGATCGGCAGCCGAAGGTGAAGGAATTCGTACCGAACTGGGGTGGGCTGAATGCCTAGAAAGCGCAACAAGGAGAACGTCGGGCTGCCGGCGCGCTGGAAGATCGAGCATGGCGCGGTCTATTACCAAGTGCCGACGGGCCTCGAAGATCGCTGGGACGGAAAGAAGAAATTCCGGCTAGGCGCGACGCTGCCCGAGGCATACAAGGAATGGGCTGCGCGCCTGGAGTCGGTTGACCAGGCCAAGACGATCGGCGCCCTACTCGATCGCTACGCCCTGGAGGTCATCCCGAAGAAGGCGGTGCGCACGCAGGTCGAGAACCAGCGCGCCGTGCGCTCGCTCCGCGCGGTCTTCGGCGCTGCACCGCTGACCTGGCTGCGGCCGCAGCACGTCTACCAGTACGCGGACAAGCGCAAGGCCACGCCGGTGGCGGCAAATCGTGCGATCGACGTGCTCTCCCACGCATTCACCATGGCGGTGATGTGGGGCTACATGGACCGCCACCCGTTCAAGGGCGAGGTGCGACTGGAGGGTGAGAAGCCGCGCGAGCGCTATGTCGACGACTGGGAGCTGATCGAATGCTTGGCCCTGGCCAGCAAGCGCAAGAAAGGAAGCGTGCTCGTGCTGCAGGCATACATCAGGATCAAACTGCTGACCGGCCTGCGCCGCGGCGACCTGCTGCGCCTGACCAGCGCCGCGCTGCAGCAGGATGGGATTCACGTCACCCCGAGCAAGACCCAAGGCAGCACCGGCAAGCGCGTCATCATCGAGTGGTCGCCAGAGCTGACCAGTGCGGTCGCGACTGCGAGGGCAGTCCGGCCCGTCGATATATCGCCTTGGCTGTTCTGCACGCGCAAGGGCGAAGGCTATTTCAACGAAGACAAGGGGACCGCGAGCGGATGGGACTCGATGTGGCAACGATTCATGGAGCGAATCCT